GTGCGCCTTCAGAATCAAGGTAAGCGCCAGCAGTCAGATAAGTAATCAAGCCTGTGGGTGGTGTACCAGCAGTACCAACGATGTTGGCGGTCTGCAAAGTAGCCATAGACAAACCATCGCGGTCAATCTTGTTGGCGATTGCTGCAACAGCGGGCTTCAACACGCGGTCGCTAAACATATCAAGGCTCAAAGCCAAGTCTTGTGTAGTGAACTGTGTGTCAACGTGGAACTGTGTACCCAAAGTAACTGGAACTGAAGTCTCATTAAAGTCTTCTACGTTCAGCGCAGGGCCAGTAGTTCCGATGAAACGACCTGGTCTACGGACATTGACTGTGTTACCAATCTTTGCACCGACAACAGCGAACTGGTCATCATAGTTGCGGTCGACTTCTGAAGTGAAGGTCAACTCGTTTTCCAAAACCATCAACGCTTCGTTGGTGATTTTCGATATGGTCAATAAATTATTAGCCATTTCATTTCCTTAAAAATTAAAAAGATTAGGTTTAGCGAATCTTCCCAGCCTTGCGGGCTTCTTTCCATGCTTGGAATGTTCCATGCCAATCTCCATTAGAAGTTAGCGGTACATCAGCAGGGTTAGACCCTCTCAGCGGTTGGATTGGCTGTGGTGCTTTACTACGAACAGTAGGTGCAGATTGAGCCTTTGTTTCCTTAGTCTCAAATCTTGCCTCTAGTTTTCCAATTTCTCGTAACGCTTGTTTAGGTGACAACCCTGCGATTTTTTTTGCTACATCGTCATTCTCAGCCAGATGGTAGAGGATTTGTGGCCCTACATCGCTCTCAAGAATTGCGTCTCTTATGTCATCATTTACGACCACATCGCTTGACGCTACTATGTCATCAAAATCGGGCAATGACGCTTTGGCTTGTTGTACTTTCTCTGCCCATTGTCCAATGACTTTCTGGCGTTCCTGTACTACTTTAGCCTGTGCTTCTTGCCTATCACGTTCAGCGAGTGCTTGTTCTGTCGAATAAACCGCTAGGGCTTTCGCATATTCAAACGCATCGTTGAACTGACTAGGTTGTGGCTCTTGGTCAGCAGCTTGTGCTTGTGGCGCAGGCTTATTCTCAAGTGCCGCTAAACGCTGTTCTAAGGCTTCCCTTGCAGACCGCTCTTGTTGCGCTTCTTTACGCGCTTCTTCACGCTGCTTGGTTATCTCAGAAAATCGTCTTTCGAGTTTTGGATTACCTTTCGGCTTTTCCTCTTGCTCTTTTCCCTCGATTACTGGTTCACTCCGTTCCGCTTCCTCTGTTGGCTCTGTTTGCACAGCCTCAACTTCGGTTTGGTCGGCTAAACCTAATCTATTTGCATAAAACTCTTGCGAGTTCTCGCTGGTCAAAACATGACCCGCTTCTTTCTCAGACATTACGTGTCCCTACGAATTTACCCAGTTAACCTAACTGGTAAGGTGTTGGTAATTTACCACTTTATTGTTGCTGTGTCAAAGGATTGCCCTGTTGCTCTATGTCTTGGGCGGCAAATGCCATCGCCCTATCTTGTTCCATATTGCGCTTGTCAATCTCAGCGTTAAGTCTTGCCGTGTCCATGTTGTGCAAAAGTAGGTCAGTGATTGCTTCAATTTCTACCTTGTTTTGAGAGGTAATTGAGCGTGTGTTCTGGTCATTGACCTTAACTTCTGCCATCGTTTCGGTGTTGTGCGCCTTGGCTGTCTGGCGCATAAGTTCGCGTTTAGTTTCGCTATCTTGTTTGATTTGCTCAATATCACCGCGCTGTTGAATAAGCGTCTGCATTGCTTGCATTTGCTGTTGCATCTGCTGAACTTGCTGTTTAGCCGCCAAGATTTGCATTTGAACTTGCGGTGGAATTTCTGATTTTTCGTCAATCTGGCTCATCGGATTCATAGCTGCCAAGCGGTCAGCAATGATGTCAGCGCCAGGGAAGTCCATATTCCTAAACACCAAGTCACCAGCCACATTAAACAATTCTGGCTTTGCAAGCAAAGGCATCATGGCATCGACTGCCTCTTGACGCTTGCTGTTGTAGCCTGGGCCTGTCTCCATGACCACATCGTATTGACCAATTTGTGTGTCGTTCAAGATTTTGCCAATAGCATCGCGCTGGTTTAAGCCCAACATATTAGGTTTACCATCTTCGCCAATGATTCTCAAAATGCGTTGTGTGTCGTAAATCTTGGGTATCAAGTCAAGAATGACCTTGCCCACATGAGCAATAGAACGGGTCAAATTGTCGTAATAGTCGTAGTTAGTTAGGTCAACTTGTTGTTGTTGGCCATTCAAAGCCTTGCCAGATATGTTGCCTTGACCTAATTGTGCAGGGTCAAAGATGCCCATAATTGTTTTAATGTCATCATTAACACTAGCTGCTGCCACCATTACGCCAGCAGGCGGTGGCTCTGGTTGTAAGCGTTGCGGTACTGGTGCTGTTCTACCTTCAATGTCGGTTTGTTTGTATCTCAGCAGCGGGAATGACTTAATGTTTGCCTGCGCCCAATCGTTTTCATGCCCTTCGTCTTGACCTTCAGCCATGAGCCACTTGGCTTTAGGGGCTAAGGCAATGCTTTCTGTAAGGCTGGTTTGCCAGAAGTTATACATACGCTGGCTGTCTTTGGCGTAGCGCACCATGCCAAACTTCTTACGCTTATCACCAATCACCACATGGCGGCCATAAACTGGAATTATTGGAATGTATTTGCTTGCCCAATCCCGTTCTTCAATGACTTCAATGGCGGTTAGTTTCTTGTATTTAATGGTCTTTTTGACTGATTCGCGAGTGTCAATAACTGTTATGCCAGCCATAGCCAAGCGGTTAAAGAAATCTTTGTCATCAGCAAAAGTGCTAGAGCCATCGCTCAATAGGTACAGTTTGGCTTTTTCGCGTACTGTGTAGTAATACTCAGCAAGGCGAATATCCTCTTTTGTAATCCATTCTGATTGGCTGTCACCCGTTCCGCGCTGTGTAAATGAAGTGCCATCGTCATTGTCTGGGTACATAGACCTAAACACATCTTTGGGCATCATTGTGGTTATCAGGCACTTTTCTGCGTCTGAGCCGTCTGGCGCAATAGAGTTAGGGTCAAAGTAAACAGTAAACGGGTTATCAATAGGGTCGATGTAGATTTCTTGGTCGAATGAATCTTCGCTTACATAGTCTGTGCGTATACGCATAAAGCCCCAACCCATTCGCACCGCATAGTCAAATGCGTTGTCATAGGCGTGGTCTGCGTTGGAATTGACTTCAATGTGGCGAATAATGCCTTGTATGTCTTGCGCTTCAATCATTTGCTCATGCGTATTAGTCGCGTGAACTTTGATGCGTGGGCGTTGCTGGCGCTGTTGGTTGGCTACTTGTCGGCAGTAGCCGTCTAACTTGTTAATTGTTAAACATGGTCGTGCTTCGAGATTACGGCTGTTTTGTAGTTCTACTGGCCATTGGTCACCAGAGACAAACTTTAAATCTTCTAGCGCTTCCTGGCGGTTCATCGTGTCTGCATCATTGCAGAACTTGAGGAACTGAATCGCCTCGGTAATTATTGGGTCGAAGTCATCTGCCATATCTATCCCATCCAACTGTTAGGCTGACCATATTGTTGATTCTGCACTTTACGCCTTGGCTTTGGCTCGTTAATCATTAGCCCGATATACCGAAAGGCATCTGCGCCATGACTGTATTGGTCGTGCAACGGATTACGGCTAAATTGACCCGTCTCAGGGTCTACCTCATAGCGGTAATGTCTAAGGCATTGTAAACCATCGTAGCAATTTTCGCGGTCAAACCAGCAATTACGGAATATTGTTCTAGCTGCGTTAATGCTATCGACTATCGGTGTGCGCTCAATAATGCGGGTTTTATGTCCTGCTGCCCGCACAATTTCTTCTATCGACTTGCCGTTGCTTGCCAAGGTTTTATTCTGAGCATCATGCGGTAGCCACAGCGTGTCATACATATACCCGTAGGTTTGCATAAGCGCTAAGTAATGGCTAATCGTCTTTTGGCTATCTTCGTGGTAGCGGATAAGGCGCGTTTCCATGCCCACAAACTGCAAGAACCAAATGGCTGTGCTATCTGCCCACCCAAGGTCAAAGATGGCGTGTACGGGCTTTGTAGGGTCGTAGTTGACCTTTGTGATGCGCCCATCCAGTTCTGCCACTTGCATCTCTTGGGCAAAGATAGCCCCATCTACTGTAAGTCGGCATAAGCCTTCCCATACTGTTTGGTAGGCGCTTGGGTCACGACTTTTGAGCGCGTCTTTCTCTAGCGCCAGCACTTCAGGAAACCACGGGTTATCAGACCAGTTAATTTTTTGGACTATTGCGCCTTCTGGTGGTCTGACCACAAATCTCTGAAAAGTCTCATCTGTTTCTAGTTCTGGGTTAAATGTTACCCAAATTTCGCTTCCGTCTTTACGGATGGTCGGGATTAAAACATTCCATGAGTTTCTAGAAACTGTGGATGCCTCTTCAACCCAACAGTAATCCACACCCTCATAACTTTTTACATTAGCGACATTGTTCTTTAGTCCAACAAAGGCAAACTCTGTGCCGTTCTTGCCCTTAATTGCCGTTTGGGTTATCTCGTAGAAACCTTCTAACCCCATTAGGGTTATCTGGTCGCATAGCAGTTTGTGTACAGAATCCTTAATTGAGGTCTGATACTCACGGGCGCATAAGACGCGAATTTGGCTCTTAGCGCCAAGCACCAACAAGGCTTTGGCAGCACTATGCGATTTGCCAGCCCCTCTTCCCCCGTAATAGATTTTGTAACGCGCCTTGTCAAACAGGCTTGCCATCTTTACGGGAAACTGTGCATTACTCTCCATTAGGCTTTACAAAGGTCACATTGATACCCGTTACCAAAGGCGCACCATCAGCACCCGTAATCTCGGTCTTTGTGCTTTCTCTGTACTTCTTAGGAAATCGTGCCGCCATTGAGCGTGACCAAATAGAAGAGTTAAGTTTGTCGCTATCTTTGTTCTCAACCATCATTGCTTGGGCTATCGTTTCCCACCAATCTAGTTCGTGTTCCTTCGCTTCATCCAAGGCGTGCCGAAATTCTTCGTGCGTGTCTTTCCATGTAAACAAAGTTCTAGTACCAATACCCAAATTTGAAGCAATTTGTTCTATTGATTTGCCGAGTTTACCCAACTCAATGACTTTTTCGCAGTATGCTGGGTCATAGAGGGTCGGTCGACCAACTGGGCGTTTCTCGTCTGTCACTTCTTAGCCTTGGCTTTCTGTGCTTCGCGTTTCTCAGCGTAGGCAATGGCAACGGCTTGCTTAACTGGTTTACCAGCCTTTATTTCCGTCTTGATGTTTTCTTTAAACGCTTTCGGGCTTGTCGACTTCTTCAGCATCGCTTTTCTCCAATTCAGCCAAAGTCCATTGGCATTGTTGTAAAGCACCATTGATTTGGTGCAGCTGTTGTTCCAATTCTTTACCTTTAGCGATTAAGTCTTGGATTCTTAAGGTAATTAGTTCTTTATTCATTAGCAGTTCCAGTTCTTTAATGATGCTTTTGCCCGTTCAGCAGGCCCTTTGGCGTTCTTTACTACGCCTTCCATACGCGCACAAAATGATGCTTTTCTGCCCTCATCCTTCTTTGTCTTGGGATTTGGGGCTGGTGGCTTCAGATTGGCGTTGTTCTTGGCGTTGTACTCAGCACGACCTTTAGCCGTCATTCCAGCGCCTTTGTCCGTAGGGTTGTAGGTCTTGCCCTTACCCGTGGTTTTATGCTCTATGGGCTTGTCGTGCTTTTTCATTTCTTTGCGGTCTTAGCCGATTCTTTAAATGCTTTGGCAGTAGGTGCGCCCTTTGAGCCAGGCGTTCTCATCTTCTCTACTGGCTTGCCTTCAGCCTTTTGGCGCTCGATACGCTCTTGTTTTTTATGGATATTGCTATACAAACCCGTTTTCATACTTCCTCCAATACTGCGGCAATATCTTGCCACGACATTTTAAGATGACGCTCACCATCTAAGTTTAATTCCTCAAACTTCAAGTATTCGTCTTTGTATTCTTTTGCCAATGTGCCAAATAGCACTCTGTCACCAATGTTAACGCCTTGGTTTAACGCATCGTCACCAGCTGCAATAACAGTTCCGATTGAGTCGGCTTCTTGCATTAGCGATAAGTCTATGTTTGACTTTAGGCGAGGCTCTGGTTTGACAATGATTTTGTCGCGTAATGGTTTAATTTCCATCTGCCACCTCTTGTGCTTCTTTGCGTGGTCTACCCATACGCTTCTTAACTGGGTCAGGCAAAAAATCCCCCGCGTTAACGGGGGTAAGTTCGGCAACTGCTTTCACCGAAAACTCACCGCAAGTCTCGTTCGGACTTCGGTTTTGATAAGTTGG